ACACGTTTCAGAATTGATAAACAAGAGTTTCGTTTGATTAACGATGACACTGTTGAGGCAGTTGTCGATGACCCAAGAGGATACACAAGAGCATGAGTACAAATACCGCTGAGAAGCAAGAAATCGAACAAGAAAATATTACCGAAGTTGAAGTTCCAGAGGAATTAGACTTTCAGGTCGATATAATCGATGACACACCAGAGGCCGATAAGAAGAGGCCATCTCGTGAAGAAAGCTCTGATAAAGAACAAAAAGCCGATGATGAGATTTCTAATTACGGAGAGAATGTCCAGAAGCGCATTAAGCAGATAAAGTATGAGTATCACGAAGAGCGTAGAGCAAAAGAAGAAGCTCAACGTGTTCGTGAAGAAGCTGTTTCCTACGCTCAGAGGCTGCAAGAAGAGAATAATAAATTACGCAAAACTTTAGATGATGGTGAAAGCACCCTTGTCGAGCAGGCAAAGGGTAGGCTTGAAGCGCAGTTGCAGCAAGCTAAAGCAGATTATAAACAGGCTTATGAGACTGGAGATCCAGATAAGCTCGTGGATGCTCAAGAGCAACTAACCGCTCTTCAAACAGAAAAGATTAGGGTGGATTCTTATAAGCCAAAAAAGAGGCAAGAAGAGACACCAGTTCCTCAAGCGCAGCCAGTGCAGCAGCAAAAATATGAGGTTGATGACCGTACAAAACAGTGGGCATCAGAAAATGAATGGTTTGGTAAAGACGAAGAAATGACTGGATTTGCCTTTGGTGTTCATGAGAAGCTAAAAAAGAATGGTGTTGATCCGGCAAACCCAGAAAGGGTAGAAGATTATTATAGCGCAGTCGATGAGGCTATGCGAAAAAGATTTCCAGACAAGTTTGACGAGGTAGAAGTTGAGGAAGCACCACCCCGTCAAGCTGGTAACGTGGTTGCCCCCGCTAATAGGAGTGCAAAAAAACCACGCAGAGTGCAGCTAACCTCAACCCAAGTCTCCCTCGCCAAGAGGCTTGGTCTCACACCAGAGCAATATGCGGCGCAACTTTTGAAGGAGGCATCTAATGTCTAATCGTACACCTCGCTCAAACGAGTCAAGAGACAAAACTGAGCGCAAGAAAAGCTGGCAGAGACCAACAACTCTTCCTGACCCCGAACCAAAAGAAGGCGTTGAGTATCGCTGGGTTCGCACCTCCACAATGGGTGAGGCAGATAATAAAAATGTTTCTGGCAAGTTTCGTAATGGGTGGACGCCAGTCAAGGCAGAAGATCATCCTGAGCTACAAGTGATACCTGATCACGATTCTAGGTTTCAGGGAAATGTTGAGGTTGGAGGTTTGCTACTTTGCGAAAACTCCACAGAATATGTTGAGTCAAGAGAAGAGGCGCACAAAGAGATGAATCAGTCTCAAATAGATGCTGTTGATAATAGTTATCTTCGCCAATCTGACCCAAGAATGCCCGTTCTGAATCCAGAGCGCACAACAAAAACTTCGTTTGGTAAGTAACCTTTATAGGGCGCTTACCATTGTTAAAATGGCTTGATTAGAAGGAGAGAGATATGTCTTCAGCAGCCGCTCCCTTCGGTCTGCGCCCGATTGGTCGTTTAGACAGCGGTTCTCTTGAGGCTTTCCGCCAGTATCCTATCGCTTCAGGATACGGTACTGCGATTGCAACAGGAGATATCGTGCAACTGGTTGACGGTGGAACCGCAACCACAATCGAAAAGCAGTCCGGTACAGGGGACACGTCAACCGCAATCGATATGGTTGGTGTTTTCCTTGGGTGTTCGTACACAGATCCGAACACTAACCAAAAGACGTTCAGCCAGTTATATCCAGCAAGCACAGCAGCTTCTGATATTATGGCGTATGTCGTAGATGATCCTAACGTCTTGTTCACTATCCAAGCTGATGGTGCGCCGACAAATACAGGTGATATCTATGGCAAGAACACCGCTCTCATACAAACCGCCCCAAACACTTCGCTGAAGATCAGCCGTGTTGCGTTGGATATTTCGGAGATCGGAACAGATCCCCAGCTTCCAGTTCGCATCATCGACTATCTTGGCGGTGATCAGGGTGATGAGAAGGGTACGTCTTTCCCGATTCTGGTGTGTAAGTTTAATTACCATCAGCATTCATCAACAACTGGCTCAGCGTAAGGAGTAGAAAATGGCTATTACACGCGCACAACTCCTGAAGGAGCTACTCCCCGGTCTTAACGCATTGTTCGGTCTTGAGTACGAAAAGTATGAAAACGAACATGCTGAGATCTACGAAACGGAGAACTCAGAGCGTAGTTTTGAAGAAGAGGTAAAATTATCAGGTTTTGGCGCTGCGCCAGTTAAGCCTGAAGGTTCTGCTATCAGCTTCGATTCAGCGCAAGAGTCGTACACTGCTCGTTACAACCACGAAACGGTTGCCATGGGCTTTTCTGTGACCGAAGAGGCCATGGAAGATAACTTGTACGATGCTCTTTCGGCTCGTTACACCAAAGCCCTCGCAAGGGGCATGGCGTACACCAAGCAAGTCAAGGCTGCTGCCTTGTTGAATAATGGTTTTACCACCTTCAATTCTGGAGATGGTGTAACTCTTTTCAGCACAGCACACCCGACTGTAGCTGGTGGAAACAATGCAAACCGTCCAACAACAGATGTTGATTTGAACGAAACATCTCTTGAGGATGCAGTGATTAAGATTGCCGCTTTCGTTGACGAGCGTGGCCTTTTGATTGCAGCACGTCCTCGTAAGCTGATCGTTCCTCCATCACTGATGTTTGTGGCGACCCGCATACTGGAAACAGATCTGCGTACAGGAACTGCTGACAATGATCTGAATGCGATCCGTAACAACGGTTCAATACCAGAAGGTTATCGTGTCAACCACTATCTGACCGATGCTGACGCTTTCTTCCTTACTACTGATGTTCCTAACGGAATGAAGCACTTTGTAAGGACGCCAATGTCAACATCAATGGATGGTGATTTCGATACTGGTAATGTTCGGTATAAGGCCCGTGAGCGTTACAGCTTCGGCGTTTCCGATCCACTAGGTATGTATGGCTCCGCTGGTGGCTGATACAAGCATTTAAAAGTTACCTATAACTTTTTATGCAAAAATATAAGAAGGGCGGTTTCACACCGCCTTTTTTTGTGTATACTGATTAAGAACCTTGACAGCTTAATGCTGACACTGGCCGAGACAAGGAGTTCCTCATGGCTAATACAACCTTTTCAGGTCCGGTACGCTCTCGCCGTGGTTTTATAACCGCAGGGCCGGATTCGGTAATTGACATTACCGCAGAGACAACACTCACATTTGCAGATCATGCTGGACGATTGATCACTGTCAACGATGCTGACGGTGCTATCACTCTTCCAACTATTGCATCAGGCTCCAAAGGAGCAAGTGCTGGTGATGATGATCCTACAGTAAACAATCACTTTGGTGCTGTTTATCGTTTCTATATCGAAACTGACTGTAGCGACTGTGACATCAAAACAGACGGAACAGACAAGTTTGTAGGCTCTGCAACAGTAATCAACGTAGCAGACGGAACAAATTCTAGCTTTGTGCCTGCCTCATCAAACGATGTTATTTCATTGAATGGTGGAACAACAGGCGGAGACAAGGGATCTTACGTTGAGATTACTGCTGTAAAAGACAACGTGTACCTTGTTCAGGCTATGCTTGTAGGCACTGGCACTGAGGCTACACCTTTCGCTGACAGCTAATATAGGAGGCTGTAATGGCGATGTCTGATGTATTCGCAGTGACGAAAACCGCTGACGCGACTGTGTTTGATGGTCGCGCTAGGGTGCGTCAGATCCAAGTGGTAACAGCAGGATCAGGAAGCCCTAAAGTCGTTCTGAAAGATGGCGGCTCTGGAGGCACAACTTTACTTGATGTTGCTTTTGGCACTGGAAGTACATTCTCTGTGAACATTCCCGATAACGGAATCTTGTTCAATACAGATGTGTATTTAGATCTGACGGCTTGTTCTAGTGTGACGGTGTTTCTCTCTTAGGGGTTATCATGGCAGAGCGTAAGGCTAAGATGCCCCCCAGAAACAAGAAGAACTTCCGTCCTACTAAGTCAGGCGCTGGCATGACAAAGGCTGGCGTTGCTGCTTACAGGCGTAAAAACCCCGGCAGCAAGCTCAAGACAGCGGTCACTGGTAAGGTAAAACCCGGAAGTGCAGCGGCGAAGCGTAGGAAATCTTTCTGCGCTCGTTCTGCTGGTCAGATGAAACAGTTCCCCAAAGCAGCAAAGAATCCAAATAGCAGGCTACGGCAGGCTAGGAAGAGATGGAAATGTTGAGTTCTAAATTCATAGCTGGAACTTTGTTTGTGTCTTTTGTGGGCATATGCGCCACAGGGGTCACTTGGATATCGTCCACTCTCATAGGTGTGGATAAGAATGTTGCTGTCATGTCTTTGAAGATCGATGACAATAGTCAGAAGATTGATGAGCTTCACAACATGTTGAG